CACCTGATTATGCAATACAACATCTCTCCAGAAACTCTGGTAGATGAAAGGCACCCGACAGTAAGTGTAGATAAAATCCTTAATCAGTCAATTAACTTTGAGATGTATAAGGACTATGCAGTATGTGCTAATGGTGCAATGTTCCGAAAAGACATTCGTGGATTTCTTCCAGAACTGATGGAGAAAATGTATCAGGATAGGGTCATCTTCAAGAAGAAGATGATTGATGCAAAGAAAGAGTATGAGAAAACCAAGAATAAAGAATTGGTAAAAGAGATTGCTCGCTGTAATAATATTCAGATGGCAAAGAAGATTTCTCTAAACTCTGCTTATGGTGCCATTGGAAATCAATACTTTCGTTATTACAAACTTGCAAATGCAGAAGCAATCACTCTGTCAGGTCAAGTTTCAATTCGATGGATTGAAAATAAGATGAATACATATCTAAACAAACTACTCAAGACTGAAGATGTTGACTACGTTATTGCCTCAGATACTGACAGTATCTATCTTAATATGGGTCCTGTGGTTGAACGTGTATTCGAAGGAAGAGAGAAAACTACTGAAAGCATTGTCGCGTTCCTTGATAAGGTCGCTTCGATGGAACTTGAAAAGTATATTGAAAGTTCTTACCAAGAATTGGCTGACTATGTAAATGCATATGACCAGAAGATGCAGATGAAGCGAGAAAACATTGCTGATCGTGGAATCTGGACTGCCAAGAAAAGATATATCCTTAACGTATGGGACAGTGAAGGTGTTCGATATGAGGAACCAAAACTGAAGATGATGGGTATTGAAGCAGTTAAATCATCTACCCCAGCACCTTGTCGCAAGATGATTAAGGATGCTCTTAAGTTGATGATGAGTGGAACTGAAGATGAAGTGATTGACTTTATTGAAAAATCCCGTAAGGAGTTCAAGTCTTTACCTCCAGAGCAAATCTCATTCCCACGTTCTGCTTCTGACGTTGTAAAGTATCAATCATTTTCCGACATTTATATAAAAGGAACTCCAATCCACGTTCGCGGAGCACTTCTGTTCAATCATTACATCAAACAGAATAAATTGAACAATAAGTATTCTCTTATTCAAAATGGTGAGAAGATTAAGTTTGTATATTTGAAAAAACCGAATACAATACACGAGAATGTGATTTCCTTTATTCAAGAGTTTCCAAAGGAACTTAACCTTGACAGATACATAGACTATGAACTACAATTTGAGAAAGCATTTCTAGAACCACTCAAGATTATTCTTGATTCGATTGGGTGGTCCGTAGAAAAGACAGCAAACCTTGATTCATTTTTTGCCTAATGGACTTTTTAAAAGATATTGTAAAAGAGATTGGTGATGACTTTACTAAACTAGCATCAGACATTGACGAAACAGAGACTTATGTTGATACGGGTTCATACATTTTTAACGCATTGGTTTCAGGTAGTGTATTTGGTGGTGTATCTGGGAACAAGATTACTGCTATTGCTGGAGAGTCTTCTACTGGAAAGACTTTTTTCTCTCTCGCCGTGGTTAAGAATTTTCTTGATTCTAATCCCGATGGTTACTGTCTCTACTTTGACACTGAGGCTGCTATCACTAAATCTCTAATTGAATCCCGTGGAATTGATACTACTCGTCTGGTTGTTGTTAACGTTGTTACTATTGAAGAGTTTCGTACAAAGGCACTCAAAGCAGTAGATATGTATTTGAAAGCACCAGTGGAAGATCGCAAACCTTGTATGTTTGTGTTAGATTCTCTTGGTATGCTCTCCACAACTAAAGAAATTACTGATGCACTTAATGAAAAAGAAGTTAGGGATATGACTAAATCCCAACTCATTAAAGGTGCATTCAGAATGCTCACACTCAAACTAGGTCAAGCAAATGTCCCGCTCATTGTCACAAATCATACATACGATGTCATCGGAGCTTACGTACCAACGAAAGAAATGGGAGGAGGTTCTGGACTCAAATACGCAGCAAGTACGATCATTTATCTCAGCAAAAAGAAAGAAAAGGATGGAACAGAAGTGGTCGGAAATATTATCAAGGCTAAGACTGCTAAATCGCGTTTGAGTAAGGAGAACAAACAAGTTGAAGTACGTCTTTATTATGATGAGCGTGGTCTTGATCGATATTATGGTCTTCTTGAACTCGGTGAGATCGGCGGACTTTGGAAGAATGTAGCAGGACGCTATGAGATTGATGGTAAAAAGATTTATGCTAAACAGATTCTAAAAGAACCTGAAGTATATTTCACTGAAGAAGTGATGCAACAGTTGGACGAAATCGCACGTAAGGAATTTAGTTATGGAGAAGGTTGAGTTTCTAATTCTTAGGAACCTATTGCATAATGAGGAGTACATTCGAAAGGTAATACCATTTTTAAAATCTGAATACTTTGAAGATACAAACCAAAGAATTGTCTTTGAAGAAATTCTTTCATTTATTCAAGAATATAATCAACCAGCAACAAAAGAAGTTCTGTGCATTGAAGTAGAAAAACGTAAAGATATTAATGATACTTCATTCACAGAAATTGTTCATCTGATTCAAAATCTTGATGACGTTCCCATTGAGTTTGGGTGGTTAGTTGATACAACTGAAAAGTGGTGCCGTGATCGTGCCATCTACATTGCTCTTATGGAATCAATCCATATTGCAGATGGTAAAGATGAGAAGAAAAATCGTGATAGTATTCCTAGTATTCTATCGGATGCTCTGGCAGTATCTTTTGATACACACATAGGACACGATTATCTGCTAGACTACGAACAACGTTACGAGTCCTATCATAAGAAGGAAGAGAAAATTGAATTCGATCTTGAGTACTTTAACAAAATCACAAAAGGTGGTTTACCTAATAAGACTCTCAATATCGCTCTTGCTGGTACGGGTGTCGGAAAGAGTCTCTTTATGTGCCATGTGGCTTCTTCCGTCTTACTGCAAGGCAGGAACGTTCTGTACATCACTCTTGAAATGGCGGAAGAGCGAATTGCAGAGCGAATTGATGCAAACCTTCTCAATGTCCCAATTCAGGATATTTCGGAACTTCCAAAACAGATGTTTGAGAGTAAAGTTGCAAACCTTGCGAAGAAGACGCAGGGTACATTAATTATTAAAGAGTATCCAACTGCTTCTGCACACTCTGGACATTTCAAATCACTGTTGAATGAACTTGCTCTGAAGAAGTCTTTCCGTCCAGATATTATCTTTATTGACTATCTGAACATCTGTGCATCTTCACGCTATAAAGGTAATCTATCCGTAAACTCTTATTCTTATATTAAGGCAATTGCAGAAGAACTTCGTGGACTTGCTGTAGAGTTTAATGTTCCTATCGTAAGTGCTACTCAGACAACTCGTTCTGGTTATGGTTCTTCTGATGTCGAACTGACTGATACATCCGAATCATTTGGTTTGCCTGCAACTGCTGACTTGATGTTTGCTCTGATTTCTACAGAGGAACTTGAAGAACTCGGACAGATTCTTGTGAAGCAACTTAAGAACCGATACAATGATCCTACTATCCATAAGAGATTTGTGGTTGGTATTGATCGTGCCAAGATGCGTCTTTATGACTGCGAACAATCTGCTCAGAATGATATCCTTGACAATAAACAAGAAGAGGAGTATGATTTTGAGGATAGAAAACCTAAAAAATCATTTGACGGATTTAAATTCTAATGACTATTGATCTTAACAAGTATGTCGAGTTTGTTAATACGACTACATCAAGTCCAAGTAAAGAACACACCCCGTTCATCGATCGTCTCCTTGAACTTCGTGAGAAAGGATTTCCTACCGAGCGACTGCTTACTGCTGCTGTAGGAATGTCTGCTGAGGCAGGTGAGTTCACTGAGATTGTCAAGAAGATTGTCTTCCAAGGTAAACCAGTCACTGAAGAAAATCTCTTTCACCTGAAACGAGAACTTGGAGATATTATGTGGTATGTCTCTCAATCTTGTATTGGACTTGATATTTCTATTGAAGAAGTAATCCAAATGAACTTTGATAAACTGAGTGCTCGTTATCCTGAGGGTGCATTTAGTATTGAACGTTCTGAAAATCGTAAGGAGGGAGATTTGTGACTAAAGAAAAACAAG